AATCCTAGGGCTGTCTTTTCTTTGATCTGATCCTGATATTCAGCCGCACCTTGATATTTAGAAGAAACAGTATTAAATGATTTAAAAAATTCTAAATCTTTCTTAGCGGCTTCAGCTTCAGCTAGGGCTTTTTCACGAGCCTTATCTGATTTAGCTGCTAATTCGTCGGCTTTTGCTTTATCTGAAAGTAGCTTTTCTATTCTCTGTTCCATTCTTGGTTTTTTCTCTTTTACCTCATCGGTATCAAGTTCCAAGTCAAGTTCAGAGTCATTAATTTCTTCTGCCATTTCTATCCTTTCACTCAACTTAGGGCGATGAACTCCTAAGCGATATTAGTTGTTATACATCAAACCTAAAGGGGACTAACCTTTAAGCGAGATTAAGCTTTAAACCTAGCTTCATGCTTTTGCAAACAAGTAAAGTTATCACACACAGCCATTAAAACACCTGGTTTATCAGGATTAGCATAGATGTTCATTGTAGACTTATATATCACATCATTGGGATCTTTATTCTCATCACAATATGAACATCTAATCATATCGTAATGAGGGTGAATTCCGTCATTTGGACAGAGTTTATACTGTTCTACTGAGGGTTGATTCTGATCTATAACTCCATGATACTCACACACTCCCCCAATAACTTGGGGGAATCTACGAGTTACTACTCCTGGTCTTGCTGTTTGTCGTTCAAACGTTGCCATTTAATTGTTTCCTTACATTTACCAACTCTTGCTTATATATAAGGGCTAGAGAGGATAAATCTAAATATTTTTTCGCCCACTTTATTTGCCCATTAAGATTGTGAATCTTTGGGCCATTCAAAGGTTGCTTATCAACCTCAAATTCTCTTTCTCTTTTTAAGTTCTCAACAACTCCGTTAAAGACGGTATCTTGTAGGAATTGCCAGTCTTTTGATTCAATGACTTTACTTAGTGCTTCGATTATCTTTATGAGTTCTGCTTCTTTTTTACGAAAGTGTACTGTATTGTCTACAGGAGTTTCGAGTTCTAAAGCAATATTCTCAATTGAGATAAAAGAATTGTTCATTAAGCAGTTGCTGATTGACTATTGACCATGACCTTTGCTTGTACCAAAGAACTTGCCGTTACATCTCCTGTGTAGATGAAGAATATCCTATTTAGAGGAGAGAGAATTGGCAGACCTGAAACTTGTTGACTACCTAATGTAGAAGCACCAGCGTTACCAATAGCACCACCAAGAACCGAAATTCCGCCTCCGACACGAGGATTTGGTGTAGACATAGTTCCAAATCCTAACCATTGAGCATTTGCATTAACTGCCCTAGAAATAACACTTGTTCTAGCGACATCATACCAAGTAGTTCCACCATCATCAGTAGTTTGCAATACAGCACTAACGGCAGCACCTGAGATACTTGCTTGAAACTTTACAACTCCACCATCAGAATCCTGCGGCATCATAAAATTGAAAGCAACTCCACCAGCTACTGAGCCTGCACCCAAATCTCCAGTATCAATTGCGGTAAGAATATTTTGTAAGGGTAATCTAATTGCCATATAATTTTCCTTTCGTTATTAATTCTTTCGACCTAAGAATATTTCGTATTAAATACCATCTTCTCTGCTGCTGTGTTAAGTCTAGCCCTCGTACCCTTACCTTCGTATTTAGGAGGTGGTGGAGAGGGTTTGGGTTGCATTTTCTTTGCTATAATCTTTGCTTCTTTCTTGGTTATCATTAGAATTGGCTGGTAAAGATACTTGTAGCTTTAGCTCCTGCCATTAAGGGGATAACTGTAACTTGAGGATAAAGACCATTCTGACTTCCAAATCCTCCAACAATTGATCCCATCTGTGCTCGACCTAGAACTGATTGAGGAATGACGAATCTACGAATAGAGTATGGAGGAATAGCGTTATCAAAGTTAGCCGCAGTCATAGAAGGATGAATATTGTCCGATCCTATAACTGATCCCCACCATTTAATCCCAGCAGCCCCAGCGTCTGTAGAAACTTCTAAAATAGTTGCCCGTCCATCAAGAGCAATCATTGAACTTAGCAAAGCCCCACTTACATTAGTAGCGAAAGCTGGAGCAGCAGAGGCCGCTTGTTCGTTTTCTACTTTATTTCCATTTCTATCAATTGGTTGAGGAGTTGCGTATCCTTGCATATTATTTTACTTTCTTGATTACTTCATTGAGCTTACCGACCACTTGGTTAAATTCCTCACGGGTTACCGTTAGGCCACCACTAAGCTCTAGAGGTTGAATTGGTTGTTCAAAAACAACTGTTACTCCTTCAGGTAGCCCTGAATTTGTAACTGTATCTTCGTATTTCAATGCTTTCTTTTTCTTTGGCATATTATTTTCCAAATAAATGGCTTTCTGCAATTTTTTCTAATTGCTTTTTACTTAATACTCTTTCTCCTTTATGGAGTTTATATATACCCGTTTTTGATACCTTTCCTCCATTCTTAAAACTTAAAATAGGTGATTTTCCAGTAATATAAGTGCTCTCCCCTAAGTCGCGTCGTTTAAGTGAATTTAATTGTTGTTGCTGTAAGCTAGAACGTTGAACTTGAGGTATCCGTACTGGCATATTAGGTTTCGCCATAGGATCATTCCTGTCATACAAACGTTGATCTCTTCTCATTTTATTGTATTATTAGGATTAAATTCTGAGGCTAAGGGACTAGCTTGAGCCTGTGGATTTCGCTTTTCTGCGCCTACATTTATTGTATTAGGTTGCGTTTGCGTTTGTCCAGCACCTGGAGTAGCACCTTGAGCCTTTTGAGCAGCTTGTTGAAATGCCAGCTGTTGAGCTTGTAATTCTTGGGCTTTTTGCTGAGCCAAGGCTTTTTCATGAGCTGCTATATGAAACCACATCGACCAAGTACGTTTCCCAGGAGCGATCATATTATGGACATAAATGTGAGTAGTATGGTTCTCAGCAGGCGTAACCTCAGGCATTTGATCTTCTAAGAGCTGTTCGTTCTCTTCTTCAGCTTTGATCTCGTCTAAGGTCTTAGGTAACATAATGTCTATTAATGATGGATCTTGTAAGAACTTTGGGAAGAATACATATTTTTGAAAGTTCCTCATCCCATCTGCATCCATACTCTGCATCAGTTCAGGGTAAAGCTGCATTAAATCTCGTCTTAACACCAATTCTTTGTACTCAGCTTCTTTAGCACTATAGACTAGGACTCCAGGCGGAAAGTCCGTATTAAACATCTTCATGTCAATCATTTCGCTAGTAATGCCTTTAACACCAACGATATTAGCCATCTTTTCTTTTAGTTCAGACCCATATTTAGCATACCTATGAAACCAATGTGACCAAAACTCTTGTTCCCCGAACTGTAAGATTTTAGACTGCAAACTTTGAGCCATGTCGTTTAACTGTTGATCTATAGCCGCTTCAGTTGCGGTGTTTGAAGTCTTATTCTTCTGCGGTTGTAAAGTAACACCTGTGCCTATAGGTGCATTGGCTTCTTGCTGAAGCATTGAAATGAACTGAATCAACCCAGGACTCATTGGGTCTTCAGTGTTTAAGGGCATTACAGCCCCTTCCATGGTACTTACAGGGATATGTTGATTGATCTGACGTGAAAAGAGTTGGGTTACATCCGTGACCTTATTAGTATCGTAAAGATAAATCGGATTAGCCCTGTCTTTAGCAGCTATGAACGCTAAGTTTAAAAGCACTGATTTAGCTCGGTGTTTATCTTCTAAAAGATCAGCAATACCAAAGTTAATTGAAGCGTGCGGCTCTCTGAAAGCTTCTTTAACTACAATCGGCCACTTAGAGCCTTTTTCTTCTTGATCACCATAGTCTAGGTCTTCAAAGTCTAGCTTTTCTTCGTAAAGTACCTTACTAAACGACTTATCTACCCAATAACACATCTTGTCCCCATCTTCGTTGTAGCCGTAATACTCTAAGATTTGATAAACACTAGAACTCTCTGATTCAGAGCTTGGTTCTATGGCCTTCTTGGCTCGATCTCTTAAGAGCTTGTAATTCCATAGGTATTCATCCACACCTGACGGGATTTGTTCTGGCTTTTCTATACCCGTAATAGTGCCGTTCTTTATTAGTCTTTGGATCTCGTACTTAGATTTAGTGATCCACTTCCAGTAATATCTCCATTCCTGAGGGTCAGCAAAGTAAGGATCATAGCCAAAAACTAGAGGGTTTATGACATGAGGTTCCATGATCTTCCGCTTCTTATTGAACTTATACGTCTCCATGTACCCTCGGTTAAAGAACAAAGCATCCCAAATCCAGTCATAATCTAGTTTAGACTTATCCATTTCCTTGTAGTCTGACTGAGCTAGGGTGTTAAAAGCATTAAGTTGGTCTTGTTCTATGCCCTGTGAAGGCAAAAACTTAACCTGGATCTTATCATCATAAAGACTGGATAAGACGCGATTAAAAAGCGTTAACAAAAGCGTTGACGCTATATTCTGGTCACCTCGTTGTAGGTTATTAAGTAGGACTAGCTGGCTGACTTTTCGGCGTTTCCAAGATTGAAGAAAGTTAAAACTCTCCTCATAAGCATCTTGAATCCCTTTAAGTCTAGTGGGGACGTTTTCTTCTGCCATAGTTGTTGATAACAAAAGTATGGCAAAGGCAGTCAAACAAAGTCAAGGACTTATTTTTGAAAAGAGTTCTTTTGATAATTTTCTTCTCTCGGGCCATTTTTTAACCAAGCAGGAAGACCTGAATTCATATGTCGTGGAACTGTATGAGTCTTAAAATAACGCATAAATTCTCCATCAGGTAATGTATCTTCAAACGCCTGAACTTCTTTAATCGTTCGCTCTCTATTAGCGAAATACTCCATAGAAGGAGGAGCTATTCTAGCTAATTCAGCTTTTTTTGTTAAATCTAACCATTTTTCTTCGTTTGTCATATTATCCTTTCGTTGGCTTAGTTACTTCCTGTAAGGTTCTAGGCTTTTCATTGACCATCGTCCTAAACCTAGGCTCACAGAGTAAAATTATCTTATACTTCTTCTTTCCTACGATCATTCTAGGGTTAATATCTTGTCTTGGGACTAAACCATCACCCCAAAGCGTAGTTTGAATCTGTTTCCAGTTAGAATTAAACAGTTCTTGCTCTGTAGGTGCTGGGATTTTCTTTTGTCTGATCTTTAAAGCAGCATCAGGGTTAAAGCTAAACTCAAATTGTCTAATTATATATGGTTTACCTTGGGCTGAGTCTACTAAAGGAACATTAGAGTTGACCCCAACCTCTTGGGCTTGCCATTTGTCTTTGCCTGTATCTATCTCAATTTTATTACCTTCGTGGTTCGTCATAATGTTCAAATACTCCTTCTTTCATAATATCGTCCATTCTGTCATAGAATCCTCGACCTTGATTCATTTTTAAAACACGATTACTTCGTATAGCTTGATCGTCTATGACTTGTGTTAACACCGCAGCATCTACACAGTTAGGACTAGCTATTCCTTCTCTGAATAAATCTTCTTTAGGTTGAATGATGATCTTACCGTCCTTATTCTTGTACTTCACGTATTCAAAT